GGCTACCATGCTCCGTATGTCGGCGACATAAACAACTATAACAGCTACCTTCACCAACTGCTTCACCATATCGGCGAGGGATTCTTGGAAGAAATCCACATCGACAACAAAATCAATGGTGTGATCATGAGAGAAACAAAACACAAATACCAACTTATTTCGTCGCATAGCGCACGGCGTTCATTCGCCACTATCAACACCCTGCGAAACGTTCCCAGAAACAAGATACTCAGGGCGACGGGCCATTCGAGTGAGAAGGCTTTTGTCAGATATATCTGCTACGACGAAGAAAACTGACATCAAGGAGGCTGCGGCCTCCTTTTTTTTTGATTCAGACTTTCGTTATAACGTTATATCGTCATCACGTTATAACGAAAATTTTTAGTAAACCCCAAACGCTTTTTCTTGCGAAAAGAAAAAAGCAAAATGGCATATCAGGCAGGATTCAGACAGCATCTAGTGACCATACGCAACAAGGTCGTTTCGACCGGGTTTGGCGAAACGACATCGTATCAGGATGTTGCGACCGTTCATGCCAACAAGGGTTGGAAGCACGGCATCAAGGGACTGCGCGAAGGTGCGCTGGATGCCTACGACAAGGTGCTGTTCAGAATGGACTACAACAGCATCGTGCAGCGGGACTCATTGCTGGTTTGCGACGGCAAGACGTACCAGGTGCTTTCGCTTAATGGCGACTTCCGAAAAAACGAGATCGAGATACTGGCACAGGAGGTGGTAACAGGTGTGCCGACACCGACACCTACGCCATCGAGTAGTGACATCTAAGACAACGCGCTAATTAACCCCAGAAGAATATGAGACAAGTAGCAATCGTACATTACAACACGCCGGAACTGACGGAGGCGGCCATTTGGAGCATCCGCAAGCATGGCGGTGAGGATTGGGCCGTGACGGTGTTTGATAACTCCGACAAACGACCGTTCAAGATCCCGAAATGTAAAGCCTTTGGCGACGTGACCACTATCGATAACACAAAGGGTCAGATCATCGATTTCGACGCTGAGTTGGCGAAATATCCCAACCGCGATTTTGACCATGCGGTCAATTTCGGCAGCGCAAAGCACATGATGAGCATCCAGTGGCTCATGGATAACACCTTCAAAGATACGGATTTCCTGCTGATGGATAGCGACATTCTGCTGAAGCGCGACCCGTCGGTGCTGTTCATGCCGGACGAATGCTGTTGCGGATATATCCAGTCTGGTGAGATGATTTGGAATCCCGGCAAGGTCGATAGGCTTGTGCCATTCCTGCTCTACATCAATACGCCGATGTGCCGGGCTGGTGGCGCAAGGTTCTACGATCCCGAAAGGTGCTGGTGTATGAATGGCGACCCATCCAACCGCCTGAACTGGTATGACACCGGGGCCGCGTTCCTCGAAGACATCAAGACCAAGAAACCACAGTGTCACGGCAAGGTTCTGAGCCGCGAGATTTACGTGTCGCTGTTTGAGCATTTCCAAAAGGCTAGTTGGGAAAAAACAGATCTCAACAAACAGCAGGCGTGGCTGATCCAGCACGCAGACCTCTGGGAGCCTACGCCATTGGAGCGCGGCATCAAGGACGTGGCTATCTGTGCAATCGGACGTAACGAAAACCGATACGCAAAGGCTTTCGTCGAGCGATACCTGAAGCTGGGCGTAAAGAAAATCTTTCTGTATGATAACGGCTTTGGCGACGAAGAGCATCTGAGCGACGTGGTGAAGGATAAGAAGGTAGAAATCATCGACTGGCGCGACCGCAAGAATCAGCAGTGCCTTGCGTATGAGGACTGCTACCAGAAGCACGGCAAGGACTATGCCTGGATAGGCTTCTTTGATTTTGACGAACTGCTGAATCTCGGACGGAAGAAGAATCTGCCGAAACTGCTAGAGACCTACGCCCATGCAGATGCTGTGTTGGTAAACTGGAAGATCATTCGTGATGACGGTACACCGATGGAGCCGACAAAGTGCGTAAAATATGATTTTCCAGAGAACGACCACGTGAAGGCTTTCGTTCGCGGTGGCCTTAACGGCAAACTCTGGAAACAATCAACGCCTCACATTCCCTTTGCGCAACAGCTGAAATGTGTCAACGCCATCGGTGCGGACATCGAGCAAAAGCCATTCACACCGTATGACTTCTCGGTGATGTATCTCGAACACTACACTACTCGCACGGCTGAAGAGTTCGTGGCGAAAGTGAAGCGCGGATTCCCCTGCGGTGAAAGCTACACAGAGAACTACCGAAAGAACGCGGTCGAATACTTCTTCAAGATCAACGAGCGCACACCTGAGAAAGAGGCTGTGCTGGCTGAACTAGTAAACCCGTGACGCGATTTTGACGGCATAACGTAATGACGTATTTAAGAGAAATAAATATGAGACTATTTGGATTCCTACCAACCGGAATGCTGCCGACGCGCGAAACAACGCTGCCTGCGGTGATGAAGCGCGAGGTGCAGCCGATCAGTGCGCCAGGTCCGTCTTCTACGATGGAAAAGAGTCAGATCACTGGCGGTTCCTACGCAGAGCGCATCGTACAGGCCCGTGACCCGCTGACGGCTCTTACGGTGAGTGCGGTATATCGTGCTGTTGAACTCAGGGCAAAGACCATGGGTATCATGCCCGTTCAATATCGCAAAAAGGACTTTGAAAAGGACAATTTCAAGGTCGATATGCGGGGACTTGGCAAGCGCATCAACTATCTTTTGCAACAAGAACCGAATCCTATCATGTCGGCATCAAGTCTTTGGGAGTTGGTGACGATTAACCGCCTGATGACAGGAAACGGATTTGTGTATATCGAGCGCGATGAGTTCGATTTCCCGTTGCGTCTGTGGCTGGTAAAAGCCGGAGCCTACAATATCGTTGAGGGAAACTACAGCAGCATCGTGTATCTGTCTGACCACGGCTACGTGGAACTGTCGAACGTACCCGCAAAAGACGTACTCCACTTCCCGAACACCTACCGCTGGCAGAATGGCGTGTGGGGTATCTCCACACTACAGTTCGCACTCGAAACGCTTGCTCTGAATAAGACTCTCCGTGCGCAGGCTTTGGAAACGGCTGGCAAGGGTGGCCGTGTGAAGTTGCTCATCGGAGAGCAGCAGAACAGCGTCCTTGACCCTATTTCGGCAGGCATGTACGACAAGAACGAGATGGACAAGTACGCCGATGAACTTCAGAAGAAGATGTACGCCGGGCATGACATCCTGGCCATTCGAGGATTGGGTGAGGTCAAGCAGATCAGCATGACGCAGGCTGAGATGCAGGCCATTGAGCAAGTCGGCATGACTGATGATGACGTAGCCAGATATTGGGCAACTCCTCGCCCATTGTTGATGCTTGACACCAACAGTCACTACAACGATTACCAAAACGCCACGATGGAGTACCACACCCGTACCATCCTGCCAGATGCAAAGGATGTGGCACAGGAAATATTCAGAAAGCTCATCGGTTTCAAGGAGTATGGTGTGCGAGATATTCACATATGCGAAAAACCGCTCATGGCAATGGATCCAGAGCGCAAGGCGAAGTACTACGAGAGTATGTTGCGCACAGGAACTATGACGGTCAACGAGATCCGCGCCGAAGAAGACATGCCGTCAGTTGGCGAAAAGGGCGACATCCCATACGTGCTGACGAACCTGGCAGAGCTTGGATCGGCCAAACTGCGCGACGTGGCAGGTGGCGGGCGACCGACTCAGGAACCGCAACAGCCTACACCGCAACAGCAACCAGCCGCCAAGGAGGGCGAGGAAAGTTGATAGTTATTCTCAGGCAAGAACATAGTTATTCTCTGGCAAGAATATAGTCATTCTTTGCCGAGAAGATAGACCAAGTTTCACCAAACAGACAAGAATATGACACCCAACCCGACACGAGAGGAAATCGACGCACTGGAGCGCGAGATTCAGCAGCAGAGAAAGAAGCGCGAAAGCTGTGTGCATCGCGCAGTAAACCCCGGACGCTAAAACGGGGGTATAGTAGATAACATTTTTCAAATGTAAAACGAGAATATGAAACAGATTAGGTTTGTACCCATCGAGGCTTGCAACCTGCAAGTCAGAGAGCCACAGGAAGGCGAGCAGGAAAGCCGTACCATCGTCGGTATGCCCGTGCTCTACAACGTGCGCTCCGTGAACCTCACTCCGTGGTCGGAAGACCGCGAGGTCTATGAAGTGTTGGAGGCAGGCTTCATCACTCCCGAACTGTTGCAGCGTTCGGATGTGGTGCTCAACCTGAACCACTCCAATAAAGTAACCGACATTCTGGGACGCTACCGCAACTCGGAACGTGACACCCTCTCACTCGACCTGCTGGCACAGGGTATGGCTTGCCGTTGCGACATGCCACACACCAACAATGCCAACGACACGCTGGAACTGATGCGCCGTGGCGACATCACCGGCATGAGTTTCGCCTTCAGCGACAACTCCCACGACAAGGAGAGCGTAACCTACGAGCAGACCAACGAGCGCAGTGCCGACGGCAAGGAAGTATGGATTCGCCGCGTGAAGCGTGCTACTGGGCTGTTTGACGTGGCTATCGTCACCCATCCTGCCTACGAGCAGACCAGCGTCGTGACCCGCGAGTTCGGCGACGAGATCATGCGCCAGATTGATGAGCAGATAGAGGCTCACAAGCGCGAACTCAACGAGGAATCTGCCGAAGAGCGCAAAGCCCGCGAAGAAGCCGAGGCAAAGGCCAAGGCTGAGGAAGAGGCAAAGGCCAAGGAAGAGCGTGAGGAGCGCGAACTGGAGGAAGCCGCTCAACGTTTCCGTGAGCAGCAGGCTATGCAGCTGCGTGCCCGTCGCCTCAGAGTCGAGCAAGAAATCGAATCACTTAATTATTAACTTTTAATATTTTTACGCTTTATGAAAGAATTTACAAAAGCACAGATCCAGGAGCGACAGCTCGCTATCTGGAACAAGATCGACGAGATGGACGAGATGAAGAAGCGCGAGAATCGTGAGTTCACCGCTGAAGAGTCCAAGGAGTATCAGAGCCTTCTCGACGAGAGCTC